CCGCATTGCCTGAACCGTCACGCTGAAGTACCTGATACTGCACACCGCCAGCAGGCAATCCCAAGCCACCAAAAACCAAGTCCCCTCCGTCATAACATCGCTTCATCTGCGCGGTGGAACTGCCGCCGGAAGCCAACGGAGGCACAAGCCAAACATCAGCGACATGCCTATAGTAAATCGTTCGATCTGCTTCCATCGCTGATTTGGCTGCCGCTGCCGTTGCGTATTGCACAAGGGAGAACTTAGTTGTGGCTGCCGGATTCAACTTTAGAAACAGCAAATAAGGCGTTGCTTCAATCCCTCCTGAAACTGTGACTGCCAACTCATCCGTCAAATCATAGCGGGTTGTATCTACCCATGCTGTGCCCGGAGTGATGTTTACCTTTAGGGGCTGTTGTGTTGTGGGTCCGTAGGCAATGAAGCGACCCAACCAGCGATTCCCAAACTTCCCCCTTTTAGCCTGATCTGGCAAATCCATATTGCGCAGGACTTGCCTTGTGGCAGTCATTACCTGTTGTGCAGCTTCAGGTGAGAAAGATGTGATTTCATTAGCCATGGTTTAGATTCCCGCTCCACTCCGGTTCACAGGAAGGCGCAACGGTGCCCAATCTTTCGGAAACGACAGATCGAAAGATAAATACACTCCTGCCGTAGGTTCAGCAGGCGGTGTAGTTTCGGACAGTGCCCCGCCACTCCCGTCAAGCCGCCCTTGGTATTCGATATCATTGGCCCCTTTGAATGGAACAGGGGTATTCGCTCCGTTCAAGTACCACGGCCCCTGGTCAAGGATCTTGGTAGTATGAGGAGACGAGGCAACTTGTATCTCGAAAGTGATTGTGTAATACCGTTTCTGGGTTTGGGTTGTTTCGCCGTCCTCAGTTTTTGTCTCAGTCCAATATGCAGGGTCCGCTACAATATCCCGCATGTATCCGCACTTTGCAGGAATAGCAATACTGCCGATCTTGGTATTGTAGCTGTTCAGGGTTTCTCGGTAGTCACGAAGAATCTCAGGGTTGTAATCCTCGTCGCTTATATTCCGTTTTACAATTATCAACAAATGGCCTATGGGCCGGGGCGGAGGAGTATCGAAAGCCCATCGCGCACTATTCATCAAGGGCTTTGTGGGGTTGCCTTGTGTATCACCTGCCCCGTAAGCACGGCCGTCAAATACCTGCGAAGTGATGCCTCGAAAGTAGACTTGGTCAGGTAGTTTGGTCGGGTCATCCGTACTACTATTGCCGCCCCCTTCTACAGCGTCCTTGTCGGCCAGTTCTGAAGTTCCGATCTTCAGCAGAATATAGTCAACAATCACATGACAGTGTTGAAGGTCATCCTGGAACCGTCGCACGGAAGACCTATCGGCAACCATAGTCGAGAAGTTAGGGTGCCTTTCATACGGACGAGGAAGACCTGCTGTGCTTAGGATCTGCAAGTCAGTATAACTTGCTTCATCATCGCCGAGGATGACTTGGAAGATTCGCTGTGCTGTGGGGCCGTTCCTCGTTAGGGCGGTCTCACGTTCCTGGTGCCGTTCTTGTACTGTGATAGCCATTAGATTGCCTCCACAAGGTTGATAGTCAACTTGGTCATGCCTCCACCGTTCGCAATCTTCTTCAATTCCTCAAGGGTGTTCTTCGCGACTTCTATTTGCTTCGCTGTGTTGTCCTTTATCGACTTGGTGTCATTAGCCATACCATACCGCGCATTGTTCGCACGGTACGCTTCCAACGAACCTTCAACAGCAGTGCTTGCAAGGCTTGAGGTTTTCCAATCAAATTTCTTTTCTTCTTTCTGTCCCTGAGAAGCAACAATCTGCCGAACCATATCCCACTCAGATCCTTGTTGCTGCCCTTGTGTACCTACCTGGAAGCCGCCCTGTTCAGAGGTGCGGAAGAATCCTGTTTCAAGAAAACCCTTTACTGCATCAAGAACAGCAGGACCTCCTTCTGACAAAGATCGCGATAGTTGAGCACCTAACCCCTCGCGCGTTTGACTGCGCAAGGTATTCTTCAATACCGCTTCTGTTTCAAGAAGCCCTGTTGCTTTTGTACGGACACGCTCAACCTCAGCCCGTTCTGATTCAGTGAGCCCAACATTGAGTGCCTGTGCCCTTGACCACTTGATAAGATCACTTGTGGTAAAGTCCTCAGGAAGGCCGCTCTTTGCCAGTTCCTTACGTTCAAGGGCGGGACCGTTGGCTAGTTCCTGTCGTGTCTTCCACGCTTCAAACATAGCAGGGTCAAGCGCCTTCATCAGATTCTTCTTGCGGGAATCATTCATATCCTGAACGGTGAGGGTTTCCAATTCCCGCGCTCGTTGGGCTGCCAGCATTTCTTGTGCGATGATCTTGGACTGCTTGACACTTTCCTTTTGGCTCTCAACTATCTGGTCACGCAACGTTGCTTCCTGCACGACCAGTGCCGCCATTTGTGCAGCGCGCTCCATTATTCGTTTCATGGCCTCTTTGTCGGTTGTGTTGAGGAGCATGTCACGCTGCCACTTTTCTATTTCATCAAGCCCAAAACCTTCACCCACGCCTTCCGCAAGACCAAACCGGCCGCTGAAGGTTTCCCGCTTTTGGCGAATAGTTTGCAGTTGAGAATAAGCAGTCCTATCATCCAGTCCTTGTATTTGCTCGCGCTGTGCTTGTATCTGAGCGCGGGAACCTGCGAGCATTTCCTCAACTTCCTTTTGTCGTGAAGCTGCCTCTTCCTTGCGCTGTGCGACTTCATCAAAATACATCTCCCGCTTTGCTTTCGCTTCTTCTGCAATCTGTTTATTCACTCCTGCCTCTTTTACATAGTCAGGAGTTTCTCCAAAGATTTTGCGCTTTGCCCTTTTCAGAATAGGATCTTCACTGGAAGGACCATACACAAACGAGGCAGCAGCATTCACTACGATCTTTGAAGCCATGAAAGTGGCCGCTGCTATTGCGGCAGCAAGTACCGCAGGACTGGCAAGGAATGCTGACAGCCCCCCGGCACCGGCCAACTGTCCTCCTGACGCAAGTAAACGACTACCTTGCTTGGGTAGTTGTCCGGCGAATGCTCCCCCTGCTGCCCCGGCCGCTGCCGCCTCAGCCATTGCTGCACGTTGCGCGAGCACACTTGCCCTTCCGTGTTGTGCCCGTGCTAATTCTTTCAATCGTTCAGCCTCTTCCGCCTGCGCGTATACGGAAGCCTTTTGGAATCGACCAGTAGCAAGGGCGGGTGATACAGCAGCGGCCATTTCCGCAGCCCTGGCTGAGGTCCTTCGTGCTTCCTCCCTAAGCCATGTTGCGCGTGCTCGTTCAGGCAATACAGATGCAACGTCACTACCAGCCCCTAGTATCGTAAGACCTTTGGAGGCCATATCAGACGCCCCACTAAGACCCCTGAAGGAACGTACAAACCCCTTGACCTCATTTATCGAACGGATGTATTGGCCGAAGGTCAGGAATGCAGGACCCAACTTACTCAGGGTCAGAACAAGACCAGAGGCCAACGAAAGCAAAGGGCCGTTTGACTTTGCCAAGTTGTCAGAAAGTTTGAGAAACCCATCCCTCAATATCCCAGCAGCTTCATCTAGCAAATACTGTTTGCGAAGGTAATCACCCGCAGCCTCTTGCAATTCCCCGAAGGCGTTTTTAGCCTGAGTGAACGGTTCCGCCATACCCACGGCCGCCCCGCCCATACGTTCCTGAATTGCAGAAAGCATCATCCGCTGTGCTCCGACAGTGTTACCGGATTCAGCCAGATTCTTCATCTTCTCGCGTTCAGTATTTGTAAACACCACACCGGCACGGCGTAGCATTTCATTGTCCCGTCCAGGATTGACAAGACTACGGCCTAACAACTGCGCAGCTGAACCAATATCCGTTCCCATAGCGGCCGCCATATCAGCGGACAGCTTCAAGGTGTCACGATATATCTCGCCACGTATGCCTTTGAACTTCAGCAATGAGGCTGCTGCTGACCGGACTGCCTCGTCGCTAAAGTTCGTCAGTTTGAGCATTGAACTGGCGAGACTATCTATCTCGTGTCGCGTAATTCCTGCTGCTCCGCCGGTGTTTCGGATTGCTATGTTCAGCCGTTTGCTGATCTGTTCCGCTGCTATTGATTCTTGAACAGCGCGGTATGCGAACATGGTGACAGGCGCAGTAATAGCGGCGGACATGTACAAACCAAAGTTACGGATTTGGCGGACATGCTCCTCTTGTTTCGCCCTCCACAAGGTCATTGCAGACGACGCTTTTTGCAGGTCGGCCTGCATGGGATTTATGTCAATCCCTATCGGAACAACTATGCCCCCTACTGCTTGCGCCTGTCCGTCCATGTTTAGGTCTCCTTTTTCCCTTTACGCCTTTGCTCGTATTGATATTGTCGTTCTGATACGAGCAAGGCTTGCTTTAGCAATATTTGAAGGTCTTTTGAGCTCTTCCGCTCGACCTGTTTTGGCTTCTTTTCCTCTTCTGCCTTTTCACCCCATTTGGGAAGAAACACAGTTCCGTCCAGATCGCCCGCTTTCGGGTCCTTGTGCACAGAAGCATAGATAGCCATTTTGGAAGCATGAAGAATGTCCTGTCGTTCTTCCATGAAGGGGTCTAGTCTGTTGTATATTTCCCATTCTACAGATTCCCGACATGACATTCTCCCAGTTACTTCCGCAACCGTCATCCCCAAAGTACGCGCCAGCCTGAATGCTAACCTGCGTTCTGGGGAGCGCCGGAGTTTTTTTCCATGGCCTTCTTTTCCGCTTCACCCATCCCGTTCAACTGTTCGGCCACTTCATACAAACGGTCAATAGCAGTCACGCTTTTGTTCTCAAGTACTGCTGCGTCGCCAGGAGTGAATAGCGGTTTGCCGTCCTTGTTCACTATACTAAACAACAGCATGTGAACCTTGTACTTGAGGAAATCAACTTCCGGTTCCGCATCCGGTGTCTTTCCTGGTTTACGCGGCATGGTTGTCGAGAACGCAATACGGTCTGCAAACGACATTCCACGCAGACGAACACTCATATTCCACTCAGGGATGTAGACCACCTTCACCGGCCTGTCATCCCCGAGAGTTAGAAAGTCCTTCAATGTATCCAATACTATCTCTTCTTGCTTCTCATTCATTTCTACTTACTCCTTCTTGTTTTGCTTACGCTACAGGGCCATCAACCTTCAGCACGAACGTTCCAGTTGCCTTGTTTTCAAGGGGAGCGGAAGCATTGAAACTAACCGCGAACGCCTGGAAGGTCCACGTGGTAGCAGCACTGTCCGCGAAGGTGATGATACATTGGCCCTTGCTTCCTGTCATTGGCGGTTTGACCGAAGGGTCAAAATGGACATCCAATGAAAGTTCGCCCCAGTCCACCAACTTCGCAGGATCAAATCTATGCGCCGTTGTGGTTCCTTGGTGCGAGACGTTTATCGCCTCACGCCGTGGTGAGGGCGGTGTTACATTGAGAACCTCAGCAGTGAACCCTGCAAAGGTAATCGTGATTCCAGTTGCAACAAAATGCTCTTGTGCCATGACTTGTTTTCCTTTCTTTACGGCGTGACAGTTACGTCGCCATCAATCTTCACTGTGACCGTTCCAGTCGCCTTGTTTTCAAGTGGGGCAGATGACCTAAATGAAGTCACAAACCCGCTGAAAGCCCATGTTGCCGCGCCGCTATCACTGAAAGTGATAGTGATGGCTTCGGCCGGTTGGTCAATCGGGGGAATAGTGGCGGGATTGAAATGGATGTCCATTTCAAACTCACCCCAGTCAACCAATTTTGCATGGTCAAAGTTATGAGCCCCTGTGGATGCTTGGTGTGAAACGTTTATTGGTTCACGCCGTGCACTCACCGGACGTATGTCCTGTATCTCTGCGGTGAAGTTGGACGTTGCGAAGGCCACTCCACACCCTGTCGATATAAAACGCTTATTTGCCATTTTAGCGTTTCCTTTCGTTTATGTTGCGTTTTCTCGTGCCAGTTGTAGAGTAGCAACCCAAATGAAGCACTCCCGCTGGCGTTCTAAGAACATCGGACCGAAAGTCAATTCTATGTTGCGGTACCTTGCACTATTCAATCGGAATGGCATTGTCAGTGCCCGCAACGCTTCCGCACAATCTAAACACTTCGCGTGTGCGCCTTCGTTCGTTGTGTCCCTGACGCGCAACTGCACTTGTGGATGGTGTATCATCACCGTCCTATCCTGTGCTGTGTCAGGTCGCCCTGCCCCTATAG